TTAATCTATGTTATAGATTAGTCTCTCAATACGTAAACGATCGAAGCTCTTTTCTTTTGCAGCTCGGTTTTGAAGAATCATGTTCACTCTGCGAATCCATACAGCTTCTTCAGATAGCTGGTTTCGCAGCATGCCTGATGTATATCTATCTCTCAGTCCTTCTCTTATTGTTTGCCAATCGTTCACCGGGCATTGCAACCATTTTTCAACAAAATCTATAGGCTTGATACATTTCATAACATCTAAATAAGCAAATCTTCCCTCTCCACTATAATTAGCTGATATTGCTTTTTTAAATTTTGTTGGTGAATTTTCTAAGTGTTCTAATATTTCTTTTTTATATGATGGATACTTTTGATGTAAAGAAATAGTTCTAAAGTATTCTACAAGATTAAACATTTTTTCAGATATTTTACGGTAATCATCTTTTACCCAATAACCATGGCCATGAGAGGAATCGCTAAACATTGAAAATCTACTGTTTGAATCAGGTAGCTCAACTAATTTATGGAAAGATAATTTTTTTAAGTATTCATGAAGTTGATTAAAAATATCCTCATATGTGAATGAGTAATATTTTATTTCTGACATTAAAAGTTTTAAGTTGAATATATGAAGTATTTTTCCGCTATCATGAATTAACAATGATTTTAACTGACTGTCAATATCAAATATTGCTGCTTCTACTTCTTCTTTGGTTAGACTGTCAAAATTCATTAGAGTAAGCCATGACTCCATTTTTTCACTATTTAAATGTCTATTTGACTCTATATCTAAACGAATTTTATTCTGATCATAGTAGCCTTTAACAAGACAATTCAATATTGTCTCATCGCTTAATACATGACTACTTAAATCAACATTCATTCCTTTACTTCTATAGAATTCATTGAGTTCAACCGTTACGGGGGTTGGAGTTTTTTCTTTATTGAATTCTTTGTTCACGTAATGCTTGATTGCAGTTTCAGATCTATAGGTAATATCGCTTTCTTTCAATTTTCCATATCTATATGCTATTGATAATGCAACGAAGAAAGTAAAAATTTCCTGCATTGCTATATTATTTTTAATGTGTTCTTCTTTAATGCATTTTAATAATCTGACAGAATCTTTAATTGAGTGTTTCAATATTCTCATTGAACCGCATTCAGAGGCAATAAAAGTATTCAGGATGATATCTTTAATATTATTAGGTATCTCATCTTTATAGTCATTCTCTATGAAATAATTAAAAATATCACTTATGTTAGGTTCTACTTTTAAAGTTTGACCTATTACTTTTTCTTTGGAGTCATTAAATGACTGTTTTATTTTTTCATCATGAGCTATTGCGATAACTTTGCAACCGTGATGTTCCACATACTTATTGATTACACCAAGTATTTTACTTATATTAATTGAGCATCGTTCAATGTCGTCAAAAACAATTATCCTATCATTCTTAATATCTTCTTTTATGACTGCATTGGCTATTTTTCCGAATATCCCACCTAGCCCTAAGGTCATCGCATCTGTACCAAGACTTGTTTCCCCTAAACTACCAGCTGCACTCTTGGTAAATGCTTTCAAAGGTGACATTTTATAAAAAACAGAAGCATAAATATCTTCAACGGATGTGACGTCAAAAAGGCTAACATAGTACATTTCATCTTCACGCAAGATATTTTTAATTTGATATGTTTTACCCGAACCCCATTCACCCGTAACAAGTACTGCATATCCTGGGTTAGTAAGTTTTTGATAATAACCAATATATGTTCTGAATTGCGTGATGTTATCCATATTAGCCTTTTTGACTTGTTAAAGGATTAAAATATAGTATGTCTTCTAAGTGTTTAGGTGCAAAGTGTGAATAGCGCATAGTCATTTTTATATCTGTATGACCGAGGATTCGCTGTAGTACTAAAATATTTCCACCATTCATCATAAAATGACTCGCAAAAGTATGGCGTAAAACATGGGTCATTTGCCCATCGGGTAATTCTATTCCTGCTCGTTTTAGCGCAGATCGAAATGCGTAATAGCAGGGAGTAAATAGAGATGCATTTTTTTTCGGTAACTCATCAGCAAGTTCTTGGGTAATTGGAATAGTGCGGTTTTTTTTGCCTTTGGTTTTTACGAAAGTAATTCTGTTATCTGCTACTTGCGAACGGCGCAGTCCCTCGGCTTCACTCCAGCGTGCGCCTGTTGCGAGGCATAGCTTAACAATTAGTTCCAAATCTTTGGCGCTACTATTTCGGCATTCAACTAAAAGCACAGAAATTTGTTCCGCAGTAAGATATGCCATCTCGGATTCATCTGTTCTGAATGCTCGCACATTTTCTAAAGGATTCTGTAGCGACCATTCCCCTAGCCGTTTGAGTTCATTGAATACAGCTAGAAAGTATGACAGCTCCAAATTCACCGTGCGAGGGGCAACCTGAGTTACACGCTTGGTACGCGTGAATTGGCCGTCTATTCGTTTAGCGCGATATGCACTAAATAATTGAGCAGTGAACTCGGTAGCCATTGGGAAACCCATGCATTCCGCGGCCCAATTCATAGTAGTACGACGCCTTTCACCATCGGCAAGCGAAATGCCATGACGGGTGTACCATAGTTCGATTAGGTCGGTTAACCGCCGTACTTCTTTTTGCTCAGCAATCCAAGGCGCATTTTGTATTTGCTCAAGAGTGTACCGCTCAAAGGCTAAAGCCTCCCCTTTAGTGGCAAACTTTTTACGAACACGCTTTCCTATTTTACCGCAGCTGCGGTTTACAGTATAAATGTCAGCTTGCCACTGACCATCAGGTAACTTTCTAACAGGCATTATTCAACCTTTAAAACCACACGCCCAATAACTTTGATATCATCAAGACTACAGTCAAAAGCCATACCAACACCGCTAATCCTGACTTTTTTTACTGGTATACGCGTCAGTGTTCGTATGCTGGTCTTGCTTTCAATATCAACCAGCCAATCATCGTCATAAACTTCGCTAAATTGCTGGTCAATAACATATTGAATGGAATCTTCAATAACGCAAATAGGGTTCTGTGGCAAAGGTTTTCCCGGTAAAAACATGACCTTGTCTAGCATGAGATAACCAGATTCATAAAGTTGCCCATCGACTATTTTACGACGTGGTATTTTAAGAATATCCAGATCTTCATCATTGAATCTGCGGCCTTTTCCAGTAACCAGCCATTCAAGATTTACTCCTGTTTCAGCCATACATTTGATCATGATATCAGCCGGTAGTCCTCCCCGTTTATATCTGGAGGATAGGGAACTGGCTGCTATATCCAAATGCTCCGCAAGTTGGAGTTTCTGACTAAATCCATACGCCTCAATGATTCTATCCAGCACCGGTGCGCTGTCTGTTTCCGGGTCAATTCGAAATCGTGCCATTTTTTCATCACGTAAATTAGACAAAATCTAAATTTAATTGACACTTAGATATTATCTAATTAACCTAGCCTCGTAGTTAGATTTTGCCTTATATAAACCGATATTGCCGTATCGGTTAACTCATGGAGTTTGCCTTATGCGTCCTAACATTACAATCGTGATCCCAGAGCCTTACTTGCCATTAGATGAGTACTGTCGCCGTACAGGAACGAACAAAGAAACTGCTAAAAACTTGATTGAGTATGGAAAATTACCAATTAAGCCAAAGGGTAAACAAAAGAAATGTTTAGTTGAAATCAACATGGCCGCACTTACAGTACAGGCCCTTTCCGAATGCAACATTTCGCTTTCTGCTTAATTCATTCTGAATCTTTAGGGTGACGCTAACCATGTTTGATTATCAGGTTTCTAAACATCCTTGCTTTGATGTGGCCATGCGCCGGTTTGCCTTGGCGCATAACCTCAGTGAGTTGGCGGGCCGTGTTGGGATGAATCCGCAAACATTGCGCAACAAGCTCAATCCTGATCAGCCGCATTACCTGAACGTTATTGAACTACTGGCACTAACTGATATTACAGAAGATCCAACCTTGCTGGATGGCTTGCTGGCACAGTTGCAATGCTTGCCCGCTGTTCCAGTGAACGAGTTAACCCCCGGAAATCTACCCACCCATGCGCTTAGCGCTACAGCGGCAATCGGCGCAATAGCGGGTGAAACCGTAACTGCCGGGCCTATGACGCAATCCCGTAGAAACGCCATTCTTGACCGTGCGAATCAGGCCATTCGTGACCTATCGCTGATTGTTGTATCGGTTGAAGCGCGTTTCCAATCCACGCCAGCACTGGCCGCAGCGGTTGATTTTATCAGCGCCAGCGGGTTAGTTCCGGGCCTGAACTGAGGAACTCATGAAAGTTTTCGCTAACTACCTGAAACAACAATCACCCAGCCAGCAATTAAGCCATTTTGATCACGGTTGGATTGAATTACCAAACGGCCAACGCTGGCAACCGTGCGCCAGTCGAGTGGTGTTTCTAGGGGAATCACGCAAGCCTGTATTTAAAATCAAACGCCGCCCGTGGTGGTTCCGTTTGATGGGCTTAAGGGGGTAACCATGTCGGCTAATAACAGTAAATGGTTGGCTATTGTCCGTAACAAAGTGACCGGTAGTCACAGCCGAGCAAGGGTGATATGGGAAAAACTCCCGGCACAGCACCGGGGGATTTTACTCCACTCCGCAGGGATGAAATCAGAGCACTGTTGGTACATGTGGGATGATTTTTCCCGTGAAGAATTACACCAGTTGCAGCGAGGGGTTCAGCGATTACGGGCGTTGGTAGATACATTCGGCCAAGTCGGTACATTGGATTTTGTGAAAGAGAATAAGCGCAACCGAAAGCCGCCGCATCAACCGGCACCAGTAAAAACGTACGGCCCGGAAATGATTGCAGCCCAATCGATGGCCAATATGCATTACACCGATAATTAAGGAAACACGATGAAAGCAATATCAGTAGATAGAAACGGTCTGTTAGACGACTTTAGCCATTGGGGCGTGGCCCATAATTACGCGCAATTTTTCTTAGGTAAATGTCGTTTAGCGGGTAACAGCGTCGAGTTACAGCCAGTTATGTTTAATGACACCATTCATCTGACTAACCCACACCAATGGTTCTCTGCTCATACCGCATTTTGGTGCCGGGCATACCGTGAGGCTGAATCAATTAGTGATCAGGTCGAAGCGCTGGCCTCTATTCGCGCCATTTATCATATGTCCGGTTGGTTGGGATTAGGCTCTTTAACCTGCATGATTAATAACTGGTGGAATAGAACCATTGAGATCCACGGCTTGACGCAAATTAACCACTCTTGTGCGTCAGCTAGTATTACCAAACAACTGCATTAATTAACCCAACACCATAAATACCAACGGCTTCCCATCGGTGGCCGGGGATTTTTATTACCTAAATTCGGAGCAAACAACATGCATATGCATAAAACAGTAGGGCAGGAAATGAGTAACAGGGCAGCGGCTGAGTCCCGCGAATATTCTTTGCTGATAGCCAGAAAAGAGGCCCGAATAGACACCCTTGTTAAGTTATCTGGCCATTTTGACCGGTTGGCCACTGATATTGCTAATCAGGGAATGTCTTCAACTGAGATTGTCGAGTTATTGCGACAGGTCGCTGAAAACATGAGTCGTGGACGGGTCTGGAGCGAATGACCGCTACCATCCAGCGCCCAGTAAATGACTTTGTGGACGGGGATATTTTATCCCTGTCTTTACCTTTTAATGGCGAGTTCAGCCGGGAGCCGGAGGGACTACGCCGCCCGCAAGATATCAGTATCACCGAAGATGAACTCTTTGTTCAGAACCCTACCGACCACCAATGGCGCAGCCAGTATTTAGGCGGGATGCCCCAATTTCTGGCCCGTTATTTTGGTGATCGCTACTCCAACCTGTACCAATCAAAAGGCCGTCGCCATGCCAATACATTCTTACGCACCACGGTGGGCGAGAATGTATTGCCACGTCTACAGATGGTTAATCGCCAGTATCAGCCGGTCATTAAAGCACCCGGCTTTTTACCGTGGCCCTTTGCCGACGACTTAGAACGCCTGCCATCGTTTGGCCGGGATGAATTACGCAACCTGTCCCACCGGGTGGCTGATTTTATGTCTGAAAGTTTTACCGACTATATCGAACGCAATTTCACCGGGCAGAGCAGCGACCCAACAGAACTCTGGAAGCGCACCCAGCGGGCATACAGATGCCTTGTTGGTTTATGCAAACAAGTGGGAACTGAACCGCCGTACTGGCGCGAATTCACTTCCAGCCGCAAGACAATCAACCCGCGCAAAATTGAATCCGGCCTGCTGCGCATGATGGCACCGGATTGGTGGCGGGTGCGTTTAAAACGCCTGCGCGATGTGCGCCGTGAACATATGGCCATTGCTGTGGGGCAAGTACAGAAATCAGCGTCAGCCTATGTTAGTCGCTCAACTATGGCCGAATGGGTAGAGCAAAAACGGCGTAACCGGGAGTTTTTCAAAGCGTTTGAGCTGGAAAATCAGGACGGCGAACGGGTTTCGTTAGAAGACATGGTTAATGGCAGCAACGCCAATCCCGCAATACGGAGATGTGAACTGATGGTCAGAATGCGAGGTTTTGAAGATTTAGCCACTGAAATGGGCTGCGTGGGGGAGTTTTACACTATTACTGCGCCGTCTAAATATCATGCGGTCTATCACGGTGGCGGCTTTGTGACTAACTGGAATGGGGCCAGCCCACGCCAGACACAAAAATACTTATGCAGTGTATGGGCTAAAGCCCGTGCCGCCATTGCCCGTGCCGGGATTAATGTCTTTGGTTTTAGGGTGGTAGAACCGCATCACGATGGCACCCCACACTGGCATGTGTTGCTGTTTATGCTGCCGCAACACGTTGATCAGGTGCGTGACATTCTTTGCTATTACGCCCGGTTAGAAGATAGCGAAACATTACAAAGCCCTGAAGCACTGAAAGCCCGTTTCCATGCTGAACCCATTGATCCGGCCAAGGGCAGTGCAACCGGCTATATCGCGAAATATATCTCAAAGAATATCGACGGTTACGCGCTCGACGAAGAAGAAGACGGCGAGACGGGCGGTAATGCACGAGACATGGCCAAAGCAGTCACCGCATGGGCCAGCCGTTGGCGTATCCGGCAGTTTCAGCAAATCGGTGGTGCGCCGGTCACTGTCTGGCGCGAGTTACGCCGCTTGCCCGGAGACGGGCAAATACTGCCGGATCAGGATATGGATAACGTGCGTTTTGCCGCTGATGTGGGCAACTGGTACGCCTACACTGAGTTTCAGGGCGGGCCGATGGTGAGCCGGGATTGTTTGACCGTGCGCCTGTCATATGAAATCACCGAAATGGGCAACATCTACGCCGAAGACGTTAAACGGGTTTTGGGTATCTATTCGCCGTTACTGGGGGAGGACTCCGCTGTTTGCACCCGTTTGGTTAAGTGGCAGATTGTGCCGAAGTTGGCCGAAAGCGCAGCGCAGGCCGGGGGTTTGGCTTTTTCTGGCGGCAACGCCGCCGCTAGGAGTTCTGTCAATAACTGTACGCCGGATGCCCGGCAACGATTATCACAAGAATTACGTCTTAGAGGTTTTTGGGGTGATGAAGAGGAAATCGCGATATTGGAACGGGGTAGCAGCTTGCAATTTTACGGTGATCGTTCAGTAAGGCTAAAGAATGGCCGGTTAGAAGAGGTGGCCCCACGGCCAGAACACCAACGCTGGCCGGGCTGGAATTGATGTATGTCTGATATCTATTAAAAATTATGGGGTTAGTAGTACCCCATATTTCATTTTATATGATACTGTATAAACATACAGTAAACTGGATTGTAAAGGGGGCATCGTGACAGATTCACTTTGTGAATCAGTGATATTTGAACGTATAGAACTGATTGCACGAATGGTCGCTGATGATCATTGCGTAAGCCGAGATCGGCAAATCGCACTAATTTGGATTGCTGAGTTATCCGAGGATGCAAGGCGTAACATGTTGGAGCGGGGGAATATACCCCCAGTTAGTGGGGGCGATATTTCAGGCTGCGGAACTTTGCAGTAAATCTAAGAACATTTGCCGTTGTTGTGGATTCATGGAATCTATAACGGTTTTAATCAGTTTATCCCCGGTTTTAGCGCTGGGGCTAATGGTGTGTGAAAAGGTCACATTCATTACAAAAGTGTGGCCACATTCCACATCATTACAGGCGCAATATAAATCTGAAATCTGCCGATGTTTACGGTTGGTTTTTCGGATAATGGCCGCGCCACCGCATTCAGGGCATAAGACTTTCATCACTCGCATGTTTCTGGCTCCAAAAGTGGCGAACTTCTGGAATTTTAACGTGTTTCTGCTCATAACGCACCCGATTGTGTATCTTCAATGTCGAATTTAACGTGTAAATGCGCCGGGATCAGTGGGTCGCTGTTGATGGCGTCCATAATCATGCGTTGCAGCGGAATAACTTCATCTTTGCGGTAGGTTGCCCGCGCCTTTTCCGGGTCACCTAATCCCGCGCTATTGCTGGGAATAATGCCCGCCAGCCCTGCCGGGTAACGGTGAGCGGTCAAAATATCCTGTGCACTAATATTCTTGATATTGGCAAATTCATCTTTGGCGCTGATATCGCCAATCGGGATAAATTTAATCCCCTCCGGGTCACCTTTCGGAATGTTGACAAACAAGGTGCTGAAATTGCCGATCCCCTTGCTTTGTTCCAGACTTTTAATAATCTCGTCTTCCACTTCGGTACTGAGATTCGGGTCATTGGTGTAGATAATCCCGCCGGTGTGCGCCCCGTTGTGATAGTAACGGCGGCGAAAAATAGTGGCTTCAGAGTTGAGTAAAGCGGCATGAATTCCACCGATGTAATCCGGCAGGCCATACACCTGCTGTTGCGGGTCATACTGTTTGAGGTAAACCACATCCTCCTGGCTATAAACCAGCGGTTCCCCTTTCTGCAAAATCACAATGCTGTCATCTTTACGCACTCGCAAATAAAGCGAGGGCAGCGGAGCCAGTGCTACCACTTCACCCCAGCCGTTACGCACTTTGGCGATGGCCACATCACCAAAGGTCAGATAATCGAACACCCCGGCTTTTAGTTCCTCATGGGTCAGACCGCCACCGACGTAATCCGCCGCCACCATATTGCGCCGGGCATAGAGAACGCCGCCGTGCTGGCCATTGAGATTAACCAGTTGGGCAAGGGCTAGCCGGTCAATGGGTTGGCTATAGTGGTCAAAATCACTGTCATACCAGATGTCCTGATAATCGGTGCCGGTGGTTAACACCGGTTCGGGCTTACCCAAACTGATAATGCTCATTTTGCTGTCGGTATGGGGCACTGGGGCGCGGCGCTCCTGTTTTTTCTTCTTCATGCGGCTTTGCTCGTCTTCCATGTGGATTTACGTTTATGCTCAAAGTTGAGCGGTTCGTTATCTATTGCGTGGGATATGGCCCAAAACACATCGGCGTGGCCGGTTTCTTTGGTACGGTCTGCAACAAAGGTCATGCCGCCGCCCTTGGCGGTACTGGTGCGACGAATGGCTAGAAATGACGCCGGGATCTCTTTGGCTTCGGCGTCCCATTCAAGGCGCTGGCTTTCGATAACATCCACCATTTTCATTACCAGCCGGTTCTTACTTTCCAGCCCGTAGTGGATGGCCACCGCTTGGCGCATGGCAAAGTTCTGTACCAGCTCAAATACGCCGTTGCCGATACCGGTAATATCCACGCCGATATAGGTCATGTTGTAGCGCCGAAACAGTTCTTTTATCTGGTTGGCCTGATAGTTGAAGTTCAGCCCCTGCCAGTAGAACGTGGCCAGTACTCGAAAGCGTTCACCCTCAAACTCCGGCGGGGCAATAATGACAAAGGTTGAGGTGTCACCGCTGCGGGCCGGGTCAAAGCCGCCCCACACCTCGCGGTTACCGAATGGTCGTGGCGCACTGAAATCATGGTCTTGCCACATCTCAATATCGACGCCGCATTTTTCCAGCATATGGAATTTAAATACGCTGTCGCCGCTGTCCACAAACACACACATATAGAGCATGTTAAAGGTGTCGCGGTTGTACTTATTGCGCAGGCGTTCGATATTGGCCAGATTGAAACCGCCGTCTATCGCATCCTCTAACGTAATGACATAGCGCCACTGGCCATCGGGGCAGAGTCGCCCGCCGTCGCGGTACTCGTCGAATTCCGGGAAGGTGATTTTGCTGCGCTGTTTGTCGCCTTGCTTCCACTCATCCCCCGTCCAGAACGGATAGCCCTGATGGGTCTTGGCGCTGGGTGTGGAGAAATAGGTGGTACGCCATTTATCATGGGTGGCCATGGCACTGGCCACTTCATTTAATTTGGCAAAATTCGGTACCCACAAATATTCATCGCAATACAGGTGGCCGCTGTAGGATTGTGCGGTGTTCTTGTTGGTAGACAGGAAACGCAACTCTGCGCCGTTACTGAGGCGTATTGGGTTACCGGTCAGTGTTACCCCAAAGAACTGCTGCGCGATATTAACGATATACGAGCGGAATACTTCGGCTTGCGCACGGGAGGCAGACAGGAATATTTGTGGGTCGCCGCTGATAATCGCGTCTTCCAGTGCTTCAAAGGCGAAATACCACGTTGCCCCAATCTGGCGGCTTTTCAGGATATTGCGGATAGCGTGGTGTTTATTGGCCCGCAGGTATTGCTGATAGAAAAACAGCGTTTCCCCGGCAAACAGTTCCAGCTCTTCCTGTTGAATGCCTGAAATATCATTTTTGCGGTATTTACGTTTCCCGCCGCCATTCTCATCCCGCGCAGCAGCTTCTTCACCGCTGGCATAACTGCCTTGTGTCTGCGCTTTAATCGCCGCTAGCTTTTCCGCGTGTTTACTCTTCTGCGCCATTAATTTGCAGTGCTGGGCGATTAAGCTGTCTATTTCTTTTAATTCCAGCTCATTTTTATTATCGCGATTGGCCAGCACCAATATACGGCGGTTGATTGCCTCCTCAATACTTTCATGACTGAGCATATCAGCCCAATGCCATTTTTGTGCCCAATAGTAAATAATCCGCGCATTAGGCAGATTTAATTCATTGGCGATTTCTTTCGGTGTCCACCGATGTAAATAAAGTGAACGCGCCACACCGATAATAGTTTGTGAGTGTTTAGCCATGAATGTAATTATGCGGGGTTTATTTCGGATAGACGTTATTAATAAATCGGTTGTATTCGGTTAAAGGGTTATATCCGAATTGAGCCGAAATAGGGTGAGTGCGCCGATTAAAATAATCCGCAATACTGCAATCACTGAATTAAAACCACTAATAACGAGATTGTATTTTATGTCCGGCTCTCAACTCATGACTAACTGGATCCGTATTGCGTCTGAGGGTGAAACCGTAGACGGACGCCATATGGAACGCCAGTGGCTAATTGATTGCGCTGAAACTTATGACCCTGAACTGTATGCCGCCTTGATTTGGCCTGAGCATGAGAACTGGGGTTATAACCTTGGCGAAGTCTTGGCGCTAAAAGCGGAAGACGTGGAAGGCGTTATGGTGCTGTTTGCCCGCTTGTGCCCCTCCACTCATCTGTTACAGGCCAATCGGGATGGCCAATTGTTATTTTGTTCGGTTGAACTGACCCCTAGCCGTAATTTCAGGGGAACGGGTAAGTGTTACCTAGAGGGGCTGGGCGTCACCAATACCCCGGCGAGTGTCGGCACTGATCGGCTGCGCTTTAGTAGCGAGCGAGGTCATAAATTATTTGGGGCGCTGGAGCCACTGGTATTTAGCGAAGTAAAGAAAATGGGTAAGGGAAAAATAATGGCAGTTAATAAAGCAGCAAATAAATCATGGAAAAGTATTTTTGGCATCAAAAACTTTGCTGAAGATACATCGGAAGTCATTCCAGACGAAGATAATAAAATGCAGGTGTTAGCCGAAGCGTTAGCACTTTTGGAAGCCCGTGTTGATGCACTTGAAACAAAAACCGAAGAAACCGATACCGCTGTAGAAGAAGTGGTGGCCGATGTTGAAACGGTAAAAGAAGTAGTGGATACCGAAGAATTTGCCACCCTGCGCGATAACTTGCCGGGCATTATTAAGAACTTTGGCAAACTGGAAAATAAAGTCACTAAATTGCCGAATAAGTTTTCTAAAGGTGATGGGAAAAAGCCGTTTAAATTCCTGTAAGGCTTAATAGCCAACGTATTGGCTGTTAATTATTAATTTCATCTTTTATATAACAGAGAAAATCTATGAATTTAAATCCACGGGCGCGAGCGCTATTAGACCTATATAGCGCCGGTCTGGCATCAGAATACGGAGTCAGTGATGTAGGGCGTTATTTTTCGCTGACTGACCCGAAAGAAACTGCACTGCGGGCCGCATTGCTGGAGTCGGTCGAATTCCTGTCCATGATCACCTGCGCCGATGTTGACCAACTGTCTGGCCAAGTGGTTTCAGTGGGCAATTCCGGCATCTTTACCGGGCGTAAAGAGGGGGGCCGCTTCATCCGTAAAACCGGTGTCGACGGTAACAAATATGAACTGGTTGAAACCGATTCCGGCGCAGCCTTGCCGTGGGATTTGCTGTCCATTTGGGCAAATGCGGGCGGTGAAAACGAATTTTTCCAGTTAATGCAGACCTTTACCAACAACTCGTTTGCACTGGATATGCTGCGTATCGGCTTTAACGGCACGTCTGTGGCCAAAACCACTAACCCCGAAGCTAATCCCAGCGGTGAAGATGTCAATATCGGCTGGCAACAGCGCATGAAAGAGTACAAAGACGGGATTCAGGTTATTGATGATGCAATCACGCTGGGCGAGGGCGGCGATTTTATCTCTTTGGACGCGATGGCAGCTGATTTGATTAACAGCAAAATTCCGGCACAGCACCGCAGTGATCCGCGTTTGGTGGTACTGGTGGGGGCTGATTTGGTGGCGGCAGAGCAATACCGTTTATACAACAAAGCCGATCGCCCGACTGAAAAAATAGCGGCGCAAATGCTGTCCAGCACCATTGCAGGCCGTCCGGGTATTATCCCGCCCTTTATGCCGGGTAAACGCATGATAGTAACGCCGTTATCTAACCTGCATATCTATACCCAACGTAACACCCGCCAGCGTAAAGCGGAATTTGTTGATGACCGTAAGCAGTACGAAAACAAGTACCTGCGTAACGAGGGCTACGCCGTTGAAGAGCCAGAGCTGTACGCCTCTTATGACGAATCAGCGGTCACTATCGGCAAGGTGCCAGAACCGGCAGACCCGAAAGCTGGGGAATAAGGGGTAATCATGGCGTTATCACCTGCACAGCGGCACACGGCCAGAATTCAGGCTGAACGTAAGCTAGATAATCATGAGGCACTGGCCGGTGTGGCCAGTATGCACCTGCAAAAGATGGCTATCGAGAAAGATGCCCAACGGCTGCACGGGCTGACTCTAGCTGAAAAAGTGCAGTTGAAACGCCGGGAACTGCTGCCCCGCTGGTTACCCAGTGTTGAAGCGTATTTGGCGGCAGGCGAGGTCTACAGCAATCCGGTATTCACTTACTGCATTGCATGGCTGTTTGATGTCGGGGACTTTGATCCGGCGCTGGACTGGGCAGACATTGCGATAGAACAGCGGCAGATAACGCCTTTTGGCAAGCGGCGCAGCATTGCCCATTTTGTGGCTGATAGCATGTTGGCGTGGTCTGAGGCCAGCGCGGAACAGGGCCAGAGTATTGAGCCGTATTTCTCGCGGGTATTTGAGAAGGTGCGGGATAACTGGCGTATCCCGGAGCAGGCCAGTGCCAAGTGGTTCAAGTTTGCCGGGTTGATGCTGTTGCGTAATGACAAAGGCGAGCCGTTGCCCAGTGCCATAGAGGATGTGGCCACGTTGCAACAGGCTGATGCGCTACTGGCGCAGGCTAATATCTTCCATCCGGGGTGTGGCGTTAAAACCCATCGGCAACGGATTGCCGCCCGATTACGGATGCTAGACAAAGAATAATAACGACTACCGAGAGCCAAAGCGGGCGCGGTGGAGGCTGCAACATTTGTTCGCAGGCCGTGGAAATCGGTCTGCCCGCTTTTTTCGGGAGCTGTATGTTTAACGGAAAAGAAATTGATTATCAGGATGTTGAGCTGACCAATGACGGATTTTGGCCAGACCTCAATTTAAGCGAGTTCCAGCGTAACCGCAGTATTCCGGCGGATATAGATGCCGATACGCAAGCCGATGCGTTGCTGGCCAGTGTGGCCGAGGTGAATTTAGACCTGCGCCGGTTGGCTGCGGATCACGTGGCCAGCGGTTACCAACAGGCCGCAGCGGTACCGGGCGTGGCGATGAACGGGCAAACGGCGCTGATTAGCCAGTATAAAAAGGCGGTCTTTGCCCGCGCCAAAGCCGATTTACTGGGGGAGTATTCGACGCAGTTTAGCCGGGTACCCAATGCTGGGCAGGAAAACCCTGAAACCCGCAGCCGCCTGCTGGCAGAGGCCAGCACGGTACTGCGTAATATGAAAGGTGTGGGCCGCTGCACCGTGAGGCAGATATGAGCAAATTACAGTCATTAACCGCCTTTGTGCAGGGCAATTTACCGCAGCGGCTGCGCAAGCTGGAATTTAACAGCGACATGGACGAGTTGCGCTTTGTTCCGGCGCAGCGGGATTTAGGGCTGGATCAGTATCAACTGGCGTTGATGCAGTTTGATGCGGTACTGAGTTGGGGCCGCTTCCCTTACCGTGACTATGACCCGCGCAACCTGTGCGCCTTGTTGCTGGTCTGGATGATTGAGAACACGCCTGACCACGGGCCGGAGCCGGAGTTGCCGAGCATTGATATCGATGTGATCGACGATAAAACGGCTGTGGTCGTGGTGTCAGTGGGTATCACGGAATCACTGAGTATTGCCAAAGATAAGGCCGGGGATATCCCCTTTATGGGGGATAAGTGGCGGCTGACTGATCCGCAGTTATGGCTGGCCACGGAGGGCGCAGTATTTGGCGCAGATGCCAGCGGCGCACCACTGGGTGAAAGCTGATGATTATTAACGGTGAGCTGAGTAAAAAGCAGTTAACCGAGCTGCAACAAGCACTTAAGCGGCTGGAGTTACCGCCACAAAAACGCCAGCGGCTGTTATGGCGGCTGGCCAAGTACGGGGTGATTGTCGCCGCCAAGCGCAATGTGCGTAACCAGCAATCACCGGATGGCACCCCGTGGCAGGGACGGCAGACCAACCAGCGCGGCAAGATGCTGCGCAACATGCCGAAATTGCTGCATATCCGTGAAATGCCGGAGATTAGCGCAGTCAGGCTGTATTTGCAGGGCGGTGGTTACCGCAACGGCGAAAAGCCGGTACCGGCGGGCGTGGTGGGGTACGGCCAGCAAAACGGGATGCATGTGACCATTAACCGCAGTGCAGTGGCTAAATCGGTACCCCCGGAGCGGCCAGCCACTGTCAAACAGGCCAAAAAACTGCGGGCCTTGGGTTACCGGGTAAAACAGGGTAAGCGCTGGCGTAAGCCGCCTTACAAAGAAATTGTAGAAAACATGCGTTTCGCCCAAGCGGGTTTGCTGATTAAAAAACTGAGTGGCAAGGCGGCTAAATCAGCGTGGACAGTTGATGTCCCGGCGCGTGAGTTCTTGGGCATGAGCGACGACGATTTTAATAAAGCCTTAGCGCGTCAGTTACAGGCCATCGGGTTTGGCTGGGACGTCAAAGCACAGGATATGAAGGGGTAACGATGAGTTGGCCACAAGTCAATATTGACCAAAAAAACCAGTTACAGGGCGAAACCAAAGAGATTGAACGGGCCGTGCTGTACATCGGCACCGGCAAGGTAAACGCCGGGAAAACGCTGGCAGTGAACACGCAGACGGATTTTGATGTGTTGCTGGGGCCGGATGCCAGCGCAGTTAAAAGCTGTGCTAATGCGGCGATGCTCAATGCAGGTCAGAACTGGAACGGCTTTGTGCATGTGCTGGCAGAGCCGGCCAAAGATGAACAGCTTGATCCACTGGCGTGGGTGGCAGCGGTCAGAGCAGCCCAACAGGTGGCCAGTGTTGAGGGCGTGGTGGTGGTGTTGCCCACGGATAAAGCGACTATCACCGCCGCCGCCAGTCTGCGGGCTGAATTGCTTGCCAAGTTTGGCCGCTGGGTGTGGTTTGTGCTGGCCGTTGATGGCCCGCAGGCCGAAGAGGGCTGGCCAGAGTATTTGGCCCGTCTGGCAGCATTACAGCAGGGCGTTGCGGCTTCCTCAGTGCAACTGGTGCCAAGGTTGTGGGGCAATGAGCCGGGCGTGTTGGCGGGGCGTCTGTGTAACCGCGCGGTGACCATTGCAGACAGTCCGGCCCGTGTCGCCACCGGCCCGCTACTGGACATGGGCAGTGATGTGCAGCCAGTGGATGGCAAAGGTGTGGCACTGGATTTGGCCACCTTGCAGGCGCTGGAAACCCTGCGCTACAGCGTCCCGATGTGGTACCCGGACTATGACGGCATGTATTGGTCAGATGGCCGCACGCTGGATGTGGAGGGCGGGGATTATCAGGTGATTGAATATCTGCGCATTGTCGATAAAGCGGCCCGCCGTATTCGCTTGCAGGCGATTGCCAAGATTGCAGACCGTTCACTGAACAGCACCCCCGGCAGCATTGCCGCGCACAAAACCTATTTTTCCAAGGTGTTGCGCGAAATGGCCCGCAGTACACAGATTAACGGGATCACGTTCCCCGGTGAGGTAAAGCCACCGAAAGAGGGTGATGTGGTGATTACGTGGCGCACCGCCACCAAAGTGGAGATTTATATTGTGGTTCGCCCGTATGAATGCCCGAAAGGTATCACGGTGAGTCTGATGCTGGATACCACACTGGAGAATAGCCAATGAGTACCCGTATTTCTGGTCAGTCGGTTGATGTGAATATGGACGGTGACCTGATCCATGTGGAAAAAATCGGGCTGACCATTACCGATAACAGCGGCCCGGCACAAACCAACGGTGTGCCGGATGGGGACGTAAAAGGCGATGTCGGCGGCGAGGGTGACATTGAAGTCAGTACCAAAGTGCTGCAACAGTTGACCGCTAAAGCCTCGCGCGCCGGTTCGTGGCGCGGTATCCCGGCGTTTGACATCCTGTTTTACGCCAAGGCCGGGGATGAAGAGTTAAAAGTGGAAGTGTTCGGGGTGAAATTGAAGTTTGATTCCGCGCTGGATGTTGATCCGAAAGGTGGGGCGGTACTGACCCACAAAATTAAGTATTTCATTACCAGCCCGGATTTTGTGCGCATTAACGGCATTCCGTATTTGGAAGAAGACGCCACGCGCAACTTGATAGGCTAGGGGGCAAGGATGCAGGAACATGAAAAAGCCATTATTTCATTGGGGGTTATCGGTGCCTTACTGGCTTTAGGCAAGATTCTGGCCAGTGATGAACCGATCACTGTACGGCGATTTATAGGCCGGATCATCTTGGGTTCGGGGGCCAGCATGGCCGCAGCGGCAGCACTGGTCTGGGTGCCGGGATTGCCTCCGCTGGCCATCAACGGCTTAGGGGCAGCAATCGGGATTGCAGGATATCAGGCGCTTGAGCTGTGGTTGCACCGCAGGGCTAGCAGTTTGTTAAAGGGAAAGAAACCATGACGTTAAGTGAAAAACAGCAGCTATTTACCCAACTGATTGCGCAGTTGATTAGTTGGGCAGGGGAACGGGGCTACCGTCTGACCTTTGGCGAAGCCTACCGCACCCCGGAGCAAGCCAAACTGAATGCCAAAGCGGGAACCGGTATCAGTAACAGCTTGCATACCTCGCGGCTGGCAGTGGATTTTAATCTGTTTATTAACGGGGTGTATCATACCAAAAGTGAGGCGTTTTTACCTTTGGGCGAGTATTGGGAATCGTTGGGCGGGACATGGGGCGGGCGTTTCAAATCCAATCCTGATGGTAACCACTTTAGCCTTGAGCATAACGGGGTTCGCTGATGGCCAAGATACTGGCGCTGATAGTGGCGGCATTTGTGGCTGGGTGGTATCTCAATGATTTACAGCATGACCGTCTGGAACTGAGTATTACCCGTGCCGCCAACACAGCGGCAGAACAGGGCCGGACAATATCGGAGGGCATAGCCAGTGATTCAGCCCGGCAACTGGAGGATAAGCTGGAAGCGTTGCGCCAGCAGGGTGATAAATACCAGCCGGTTATTCACACAGAAATTATTAAGCCGGTGTTTACTAATGTGTGTGCTACTGATGAGTATGTCCGGTTGTTCAACGAAAGTAGTGATGCCGCCGAACGTACCTTATCAGGAAAATCAGCTCACTAAATGCAGCACCGTATTACCCCGATTAACCGGCAAGACCGGTAATGATTTTGATAATGCCTTACGTGCCTACCGCAGTATTTATACCTTATGCGCGGCGCGACACAACCAACTCATTAATGAAATAACTTTACGACAAGGAAATAAATAACATGGCCGATAAACATAAAATTGTATTAGCAGTGGGTAGCGTTGAACTTATTTTTGAACCAAACACTACCGCTTATAACGGTTTAATTAATGATATGGCAATGGATAATAAAATTGCCCCGGCATTTAAATATCTGCGCCGTATTATCAGTAAAGAAACCAAAGAAGCATTAGACGAAATTTTAAAAACGCCGGGTGCGGCTTTGCAATTGGTTGACCAAGTGAACCAAGTCTATGCGCCGAAATTGGAAATTGAAGTAAAAAACTAACCCAACGGTTACGGGCCATTGAAAGTAATTCAATTGAACAATTTCTTATTCTGCGCCGTCATTATCTGCCACATGAAAATGACGATATAGAAAGTTTAGCCCGTGCCGTTTGGTTGGATAACCGTTATTGGGATAACACCCGTATTTCTATTGCCAATGGGATTGGCTTGGCATTTAAAGGCGACTAATGAAACACCTCGATTTTACCCTAAGCATGATTGATAAAATCACGCGCCCGTTAAAGCAGGTGCAGTCCTCTGTTAAAGGGTTCGCGGAGTCGTCACAGGCCGCTTTCGGTAAAATTGCGGTGGGCGGTGCGGCCCTATTTGGTGTGGTGCAGGGGATTAAGGGCGCACTGGGGCCAGCGGCTGATTTCGCCGGGGCGCTTAATGAAGCCAGCGCCAAGGGGGTGAGTGACAGCGCCTTGCAAAAGATGAGCACGGACGCACTGAAATTCAGTATGCAGTATGGGCGCAGCGCGGTGGATGTAGTGCGCTCCAGTGCCGATGTGCGCAGTGCCATTGGTACGCTGTCTGACCGTGATTTGCCCCGTTTCACCCTGGCCACCAATGTGCTGGCCGCAGGGATGAAAACCACCGGCAGCGAAGCCGCCGCCTACATGGGGCAAATGTATAACCAGTTTGACAGCTACGCAGACCGTATTGGCAAAGTGAAATTTGCTGAAGAGGTGGCCGGTAAAACGGCGTATATGGCGCAGGCATTTGGCGTCAACATGCAGACCATGGCTGACTTAATGGAGGGTTCCAAAGGGGTTGGCGCTAACTATGGCGTGGGCATGGATGAGCAATTTGCTGTGTTGGGCCAGTTGCAAAAAACCTTGGGAACTGAGGCCAGCGGCAGTTATGAAACCTACATGAAAGGGGCCGCTGCCGGGGCCAAAACGCTGGGACTCAGTTTTGTGGATGCTTCTGACCAGATGCTGACCATGCCGCAAATGCTGGAGAAATTGCAAGGGCGTTACGGGAAAACCATCGAGGGCAATTTAAAGGCGCAGACCGAGCTGGATAAAGCCTTTGGGGATGGGGCCAATGTTATTAAACAGCTATACGGTAATGTCGATTTGCTGAAACGCAATATCGGTGAGTTGGGCAGTAATGACGGCATGAAACGGGCCGGTGAGATGGCCAAGAAAATGGCCGACCCATGGGAGCGGCTGATGGCCATCTGGACAGGGATGCGGGTGATTTTGGGCTTAACCCTGTTACCGGTGCTGTATCCCATTATGAACCGGGTGTCGGCTATCGGGGAGAAATTCGCCCGCTGGATGCAGTTATTCCCCAATATCGCCCGGTTGATCGGCTATGCCATGCTGGCGCTGTTGAGTTTTGCCGCCGCCGGTGCCATTGCCAATATGGTGATGGGGATCAGCATGTTTATCTGGATGGGATTAAAACTGCTGTGGGGTGCATTGTGTGCGGTAACCCAAATCCACACTGCGGCCATCTGGCTGTATAACAAAGCGATTATTACCGCTAACGCTACCATGCGCATTATGCGCGGTGTCTTGCTGGCGCTACGTATCGCGGCCATTTCAGCGGGGATCTCCTTTAGTTTCCTGACATGGCCGGTGTTATTGGTGATTGTGGCTATCGCGGCACTGGCGGCGGGTATCTACTACCTGATTAAGTATTGGGATGAGATTAAAGCGGCTATTGCTGATACCGCGGCTTTCCAGTGGCTATCCGAGGTGGTCACCGCTGTCGGGGACGTATTTAGCGGCGTATGGCAAAAGATTGTATCCGGCTGGCAGTGGCTGGTATCGGCTATCACCGGTTTATCACCGCTGGCTGGGTTCAGTGCCATGGCTGACAGTATCGGTAATGTGTTTAGTGGCTTATGGGACTGGCTGAAAAGTACCTTTGCTGAAACCTATAATTGGATTATCGATAAGCTGAATATTATTCCCGGTGTCAGCATTGAGGCACAAAGTATTGCTGCCCCGCAAAGTAGCCCAATCAATTCCGCTAATGGCTTATTAACCGGTGGCCATATGCGCAACATTGATAAAGGCGGGATTAATAAAGAAATCAGTAATAACTCTAAATCCGTGAGTGATAACAGCAAACGCATTGAGAATGTCCATATTAATATGCAGGGTGGCATGACGCCGAGTGATTTAATGGAGTGGCAGGAATTAAATTAATGACGGAATTAATGTATATCGACCTGCTGATAAAAGACGGTGACTTTGTATTAAATACCGGTAATGAGCCAACGCTGTGTAATAACCGCATTAGCATTGGCCAAGACTGTATTCACGCCATTATTGAAAGTGGCCTCACCACCCGACTAATTGCGGAACGCAGTCCGACATTACGCGCCGATGTGATCACCCAGTTGGTTATTTTAATTGAAGATGATGAACGCATTATTCCCGGCACGGTGGTGGTGAATGAAGAAACGGCCACACGGCTATGGGTAACGGCTGATACCTACGATTTCGGCCCGATTACGGTAAGTGCGGATTATGAGTAATAAGCCTGAAATAGATTACGAACAGGTATTAAAAAACAGCGGGATGCCGACCACCGAGGCCGATATTCGGCAAAAGTTTGATGCACTGGTCGAGGATGAGGGGTTAATCACCAATACCTCCGATATGTCGCCGTTCTGGCGGCTGATAAAAACTATTGTCACTCGCCCGGTGTTGTGGCTCAACGAAGTGTTAATCAATACCGTGCTGGCCAATATGTATCTGGCCACTGCCAGCGGCACTTTTTTGGATGTGTTTGGCTGGGGCGTCAATGCCAGCCGTAAACCGGCCACCGCTGCGCAGGGCATGATCCGCTTCTATAAAGCTGATATTCAACAAGATGTGGTTATCCCTGCTGGGACGATGGTTCAGGCCGAACGTATTAACGGCAAAATTTACAGCGTGGTGGTAAGCAGTGAAACCGCCATTGCTGCCGGTAGCGCCAGTGGGCTGGTCGCGGTAAACGCGGCTGAGGTGGGCGGGGCGTTTAATCTGGCCCCCGGTTATTACCGAATTTTGCCGCAGGCAGTGCCGGGCATTGAACGGGCACAAAGCGAGGGCGATTGGTTAACCGTGCCGGGTGCTGATAAAGAGTCAGATGATGATTTTCGCGACCGATGCCGCAACCAATTTAACTTAGTGGGCAACTATCACACTGATGCGGTGTACCGCAGCATGATAGCCGGGGTGGTGGGGTTATCCATTGACCGGATTTATTTTCTGCATGATGCCCCGCGCGGGCCGGGTACCGCCAATGCTTATCTGTTGTTGGACAGTGGCGAGATTTCCCAGCCGTTTATTGATGCGGTCAATGACCATATTACCGCGCAAGGCCACCACGGCCATGGCGATGATATGCAGTGTATGCCGCTGCCGGAAAGCCAGCATGATTTAGTGGTGACGCTGTATGTCAGCAATAAACAAAATTTAACCGCTGATGAGTTGGCCAAGCTAGAAAGCGGCGCTGAAAACCTGATCCGCTGCGCCTTTCGTCAGAACAGTAATTACAAGGTGCTGAAAACGTGGCCCTATTCCCGTTTCTCATTTTCCAATCTGGGGCGGGAGCTGCACAAGACGTTTCCGCTGATTGAATCACTGAGTTTCTCACTGATGGACATTGTTAGCGGTCTGAGTGTGCCACGACTGAACAGTTTAACGGTGGTGATTGAAAATGCCTGATTTCATTACCCGCTTAACAAGCCTGCGCCTGCCGTCATGGATGGATAAGGGCGAATCCAACAAGTTACTGCGGGTGTGCCGTGCATGGTGGCAGTGGGTGCATGGCTGGCTGAACTGGCCGCTTAATCAGTTGGATGCGGCCACCTGTGCCGTGCCGCTGCTTAACGTGTTGGCTTATCAGCGTGATATCAGCCGCTTTAATGGTGAGCCGTTGAGCCTGTACCGCAAACGGGTGCAATACGCCTTTATTAATGCCGCTGACGCCGGTTCGATAGCGGGATTTAGCGCCATCTTTAAACGGTTAGATATCGGGGCGATAACCCAACTGGAACGCCAGCCGGACTATGACTGGGACGTTATTGTTATCCGGGTGAATGATAACCAGATAGCGGAAAACAACACCTTAATGATGGCGCTGATCCGCCAATATGGCCGCACCTGCCGCCGTTACATTTTCCAAGTGGTTAACGCCAGAACGGTGACGATGCACGGCGGGGAGTTCAGCAATGAATACGGCTACCACCTTGCAAGATTAATCATCGCCCCCGGCACCATTAAAGGCACGGTGGCCGTGATGCCCACCCAGTTACAGCATTCGCATGAAGTCTATGCGGCGAAATTAAAATAAGGATATTGCTATGGCAACGGTCATTACCCGCGCATTTGAACACTGGCAGGCACAGCAGGTTTTAAATAACCAGCCCGCCCGCCCGGACACCCTCATTTTTGCCCATGTTCCGGGACTTGATCCTACTGCCGATATTAACCCCGATGAGGGTATTCCGGCTGATGGCCAGATTGTGCATCGGGATGCAGTGGCGCAGTACGGCATGATTAACGATTCAGCGGTGGCCTATTCGGTGGTGCTGGATACCCGTATTGGCGATTTCACTTTTAACTGGATTGGGTTGGTTGATACCGCCAGTAATACCCTGTGCATGATTGTGCATACCCCGGCACAGCAGAAAATTGCCACCGCCAACGGGGTGCAGGGTAATAACATCACCCGCACTTTTTTGATGGAGTTTGCCGGGGCGGCAGAGGCCAGCCAAATCACCGTATCGGCACAAACGTGGCAGATTGATTTTAGCGCCCGTTTGCGTGGTATTGATGAGGTGAACCGTCTGGCCAATCTGGATTATTACGGCCACGCTGCCTTTTTCGGTGACGGTTTTTCAGTGGGCAAAGACGGCGATAAATACCGGGTTAAAGCAGGGTTGGCCTATATCGGCGGTATTCGCGCTTTGCTGGCCGATGATGTGTTACTGGAGGCCGCAGCCGGTAATGTGGTTTACGCCGATGTCAGTTATCAGGGCAGTGTATTGAGTGAGTTTGCGCCGATTATCCATCTTGGCGTGAAAAATAGTGCCGGGGATTTTGGCGATTACGCCGATGCTAACGGCTTTACCCATTACATTGCCTCACTGGCGTTAATCACTGCCAGCGGGGAAGACGATAAACGCGAAGCCAATCCGTTTGATAAAGCCATTGAGGATATTAACGCCGCACTGGCCGCGCATGAAAAATCACGCAATCACCCGGATGCCACGTTGAATGCCAAGGGTTTTACCCAACTGGGCAACGATATTGACAGCGACAGTGAGAAAATAGCGGCCACGCTGAAAGCGGTTAAAAAGGTGGTCAATGCCGGGGTAACGGTGATGAGCGACCACGTGCGGGATGAAAACCCCCACGACCAGTATTTACAGATAACGGAATTTTTAGCCCAGTTGGCCAATATTCCCAGTCGCGAAGACGTCAGAGCGCTGATTGATGCAGTATTCCCTATCGGGGTGCCAATGCCTTACCCACTTGCCAATCTTCCCGCAACAACGCAAGGGATTGTATTTTTTAAAATGAACGGTGGCTCATTCAATGTAACTAGCTATCCCAAATTAGCGGCTAAGTACCCAACAGGCGTTTTACCTGATTTGCGCGGTGAGTTTATTCGTGGTTTTGATGATGGGCGTGGTGTTAGGGCCGACCAAAACTTGTTGGGCTGGCAGGGCCACGGGATACAAAGTCATAATCACGGGATCACAAATTTTGAGGTTAGGGGCGTCACTGGCGGGCCTACATCTGCTTGGTTTACAAGCGGCAATGGTGTTGCAACCAGTAATTCGGGTGGTGATGAAACTCGACCACGAAATATTGCATTTAACTACATTGTGAGGGCTGCATAATGACAATTGAATTGGATAAAAATGGCTATGCAGTGACTTCCTGTAATGTCGCGGTCTATAACGCCGCGCCCGACAGTGGCGAGTTTGTCGCAACATCGCATGAGTTTATTCACACCGGGCAGGGGTTACCCGCTCGCGCTTATTTAGATGCGCCACCAAAAGCCAAAAGAGGCTTTGCCATTTGCCGCAGCAAAGATGAATTGCAATGGGAATATAAAGCCGATCACCGGGGTGAGGTGCGCTACAGCACGATCACCGGTGAGAAAATAACAGTCACTGTGTTGGGGGAATATCCTCTTGATACTACCGACAGTGCGCCACCCAAGTTTAATCGATGGGATGGCGTGCAGTGGGTGCCCGATAATGATTTGCTGGCTACCGTTGCCCGCCGGTACCGTGATGCTTTTATCATCGCAACCGATCCCATGATGGTGAGTGATTATTCCATTGATGATAAGCCACTGACTGTCGCCCAACGCAGTGAATTAACCTTCACCCGTGCTGCTTATCGCTTATGGCCAACCTTGGCCAACTGGCCGCTGATTGAGTTGCCAGCGTTGCCACAATGGCTTTTGATTGAAGCGGTGAATCAGGGCTATTGGGTGCCGGTCTGGCCGGAGCTGCCTGATGTGGCGTAAAGCAACCTTATCGATCCCCGGCAACATGGCCGCAGTCAATTGCGCCATGCTGCCGGTACATCCGTGGGTTTATGGCGTGGGCCGCAGTGAGGAATCGGGCAGTTATCTGAGTCCGCAGAATGCCGTGAATTATCTGGCGGGGAAACTGGCCGCTAGCGGTGGCCAGCAGCGCGTGGTGGTGTTTATGGTGTGCGCCACTGATCACCCCGGCTTTATGCAGACGTTGACACAATTCTCTGCGGTACTGCCGTTGCCGGTATTTTCACAGGTAGCCCGCATGGCCAATACAGCGGCCACACTGGCCACCACCAAAATGCAGTTACCGGCCAACGCAGGAAACGGTTTACCGCTGCCGCAGCCGTTATCTACTGCAACCAACCGTATGGCCATGAATGCGCAGCGTATCGCACAGGCTAAAGAGGCCGCAGGATCAGGGGCCAATCTGGCGGGACTGGCGTCGGCATTATCCGGTTTTGCCAGCGCCAAGGCGGCGGCACTGGCCAGTGTGGAAAGTGCGTTAAATGGCTTACTGGCAGGCAGTGCGCAGGCGTGGGTATTTACCGCCAGCGGCAGCGCGGCCACCATTGCCAGCGAAATGAAAAAGAATGTTCCGCAGCAGGATGCTGTTTTTACTCTGGCCACCTTGTTTGCCGGAGAGGATTTAACCACGCTGGAGGCGATGATAAATGACACAGATAGTCATGCTGGCACTGGACGGTGAAGCCATCCCGTTAAAGGGGTTGACCGTGACCCCGACCATGCAATTTCAGGAAAAAGACCAATCCGGCCAGACATCCAGCACCGCCACGGCAGAGCAGGGTATCAAGGCCAAAGAGCTGCGCGTGTCCGGTCTGGTGCCATTCAGCACCCCGGAGGTATTAACCCGACTTTTCGCACTGGCTGAAACCAAAGACGCAGGCGGCGCACTGAAAAAATACCGGGTGGCCAATCAGGTGGCGCAGGCGATTAATTTTCGGCTGGCCACCTTTACCGGGGCGATTGATGCGCCGAAACAGGATGGGAAAATGGCGTGGCTGGTGACCTTCACCCTCAAAGAATTTTTGAGTGTGTCAGAGAAACGCGAGGCCCGCGCCGGGGGCAAAACCGCCGCGCAAAAACAGACAGCAGGCGGGGCCGGTGGCGGTGATGCGGGCGAGGATGCCGAGCAGTTAAGCTGGTTTGAGCGCAAGGTGTTGAAACCGGTCAATGATGCACTGGGGCCAACCTCATGAAACCTATCCGCAGGCTGATGCTGTCCGGGGATGCGGTGCCGCTGGTTGATGCCAATCTGGTATTGGAGCTGAACGCCTGCGGACGCGGCTTTATCACCGCTGAAACCACTACTGATTACACCGGCAAACTGGTGCGACTGGATGCCGGTTACCCTGAACTGGTGCTACGCTGGTTTACCGGTTATGTGGAGCGTTCGCAACCGGCAGAGAAAGGCGCACAGCGATTATTTGTGCGGGAGTTAACCGGTATTTTTGAGCGCATGTGGCCGGTATCGATGCAACACCCGACCCTGCGCCAGTTGGCCGACTGGCTGACCGACAACAGCGGGCTAACGTTCCAGCTTGCCGCCGGTGCCGACTATAACAACAAGCCGATACCGCATTTCACCCACAGCGGCAGCGGTTATCAGTTGCTGGCCAATATCGGCAACGCCTTTGGTATTGCTGATTACGTCTGGTATCAGTTGCCGGATGGCGCGGTCTATATCGGCAGTTGGCAGCATTCATTGTTCGCCGGTAAACCGATAGATATTCCGTCAGAATTCAGCACCGCAGCGGCGGCAGGCAATACCATGACCGTGCCTATGATCCAATCGGTGCGCCCCGGTGTGGAATTGAATAGCCAGCGGTTAACCACCGTTCGGCTGAATAATGATGATTTGGTGTTAACGTGGACGCCGCGCAATAAAACCACCGGCAAGCCGTTGCAGAAAACCCCCATTCAGCGCCAGATTGATAATGCTTACCCGGAGCTATCAGCCGGGTTACATCTGCCGAAAATGGCCCGTGTTGAGGGGCCAAGCGAAGCAGTGACCAGCGGCGATATGGCCGACCCGTTCCGGCCCCGCTATGCGGTTAACCTGCAATTGCTGGATGATGATGGCAAGGCGGCAGCGGATACGCCGGTTTACCCGGCGGTGCCGTTACCTCTGCCAATGGCTGGGGCGGAGTCGGGCATGTTCCAGTTCCCCCCGGCGGGTACTTTGGTGGAAGTGGGCTTTACCGGCGGCAGGCCAGATAAGCCGTTTGTGCGTCAGACGTTATCACAGGGTAACAATCTGCCCACTGTGCTGCCGGGCGAACAGCTACAGCAACAGCGTGATGGCGTATCGCAGCGGGTGACGGTGGCAGGGGACTGGGAGCGTAAAACCGATCAGGTTATTCGTGAGGAATCCATGAGCCGGGTGATAACGGCCGATGATGAAACCCGCACACTGGTAGCCCGTGAAACTACTGTTCAGGCTACCGATAAAACCACGGTACTGGGAACGGCCACCTTACTGGCCGGTGCTATCCAGCAGATTAGTGAGGGGGATTACAGTCTGGCCACCCAAGCCAGTTACATGGCCAAAGTGGGTAAAACCTTAACCACTGATGTGGGGCAGGATTTGATAGAGAAGATTGGTAATATCCGCAGCAGCATAGCCGCCGCCCGACAAGATGTGATAGCGCCGGTGGTGTGGATTGGTAGCCAGCAGATTAACGTGATGGCCCTCATGCTGGATACGCTGGATGTGGTGAAAGAGCTGGCGCAGTTAACCGCAGCACATACCCATACCAATACCGACGGCCCGCTAAATGCAGCCAGCATCACCGCCACCGGGGCCAAGTTAGACGGATTACGTGATAAATATGCCCCTGTGATCGGATAACTGAGCTTCCAAACTTGCATTAACTTAGGTCAGTACTAAGGTGTTAGTCGTGTCTTCTAAATGGAATATAGAAAAGATGAAACTAACAAATCCAGAAAAATTAACTTTGATAATGCTGAGTGAGATATATGAAAAACTAGGTATTAATGGTGGTGATAAAATCGATCCAGATTTCGTCAAAGAGGCCATATACAGTGATAATACGTGGGCATTCGAATGGAAATATAGTGGTATTTTCTCTGATACTACTGACCATAATCCTCCAGAAGTTACTGAGGTTGTAGATATTCTGGATATGTGGGATTTTATCGAGATGTCTTATGAAGAGCTTTCAACTGCTGAGAAAAGTGAATTGGCAGTCAAAGCCGAACCATTCGGTAAGAATGTGAGGTTCAAAGGCTTTGATGGAAATAATGAAACAGAACATTTAGGGATTGCTGATTTCTTAATTAACAAATTAGATCGCTTCTCTCGATTTGAGGGGAGGGATTTAAATTCACATGCTCAATCTCTGGCCGTTTATGCACGAATGAATAAGGTCTTTGAACCAATCCGTAAAGATTTGGATGGGCGCGATTTAGATGTTGATGAGTTAGCTGCTATATTGAATGCCAAAAGATATTCTTGATCCGAGAGTTTAAGCCTGCCGTGAGCGGGCTTTTTTACGCCTATCCAAAAACACCGCCAGCAACCCCACACACCACGCAATAAACTCACCACCATACCGCAATGCTCAAAATGGATCACGCCAGCCACGCCCCGCACACGTAGCGGAACATGCCACGAAAGAAACGTAATCATGACGGAAACGGCACTACACCGCACCCGCCTGCACACTTTGCGTTATAAAATTTTTTCAGTTTTAAATTCCTACAAAACACCCTGCCAGCCCGCGCCGTGGCTGGGGCTTTGCAGCATTTCGCCAACTGAAAAGATTGAAAAGAATTTCAGTGTTTTTCAGTTTTTGGATCTCGGGGTGGATCGCGGAAAAATATTAATTAATTGAATTTAAAGGGGATTGTGTGAATTTCGTGGGTTTTTCTTATCCATTTATGAGATATTGAGAATTTAAGTCAAAGCATATTTAGCCATAGCTACCAAGGGCTATGGCTTGTTTTTGGTTAATATGTAAACTGAAAAATGTGAATACAAATAACCTAATCGTTTTTATATGCTTCATTTGCATGATAGCTGCATAGACCACCTAAATCTTGCTCGTCTTGGGAAAGAGACGAGCCACATTTGCCGCACTCAGAATAAGTTAGTTGATAGCCACACCAATAACAGACACCTTCTTGTATATTAAATGCCTCGTAGTTACAATTATTGCAATCTTGAATTATGGGTTCATCACCATTAAAAGGATTGTAAGGAGTTGCTTCATTTAAGGCGTTAATCAAAACAGGTACTATTAAATCTGAATGGTTGCATCCTAAACAAGAGTATTTAAATTCATCCTCATTTTGTGAGATGGTAAAATTCTTAGCTAGGGATTCTGGTGATGGGGTAATTAATAACGATCCGCAGTACTCGCAATATGATTTATTTAAGTACGGAATCAATAAAGCTGGTATATCTTTTTTAGACCAGTTTTCAATGCACTTGAGCCGAGTATCTTCAAAGAATGTATTTAGGTCTAACATTATTGACCAAGTGTTACCCAGCAATTCTGATGGTGTCTTGTTTAGATATTGTTCTATGAAGTCGCGAAGTAAGGGAAAAACTTCGGCAACGAGGGTAGTCAGTTCACCAAGAGTATCACTTGGGTGTAAATGTTCTAGCTCATTTCGCCTATCTCTAATCTTTTTTAAGACAGTCCAGTCTAAACGGATACTAAATTGTTCAAGCCTTTTAATTAAACTATCAACGTCGAGAGATGTTGATTTAAGGTCAAGTGACCATATTACAGCACCATTCTCATCAAAGGTAGGTATGACATCTTTTATGTTATAGATAAGAGATGCAGCGTCGTTAGGTGTTTTAGCTGTAACTGCAATCTTATACTTAAACAGTAAAAGTATTCCTGATAATAGATTTCTGATTGAAGAAAGAGAACGGGCGGGGTCATCTCCATTGTTGGCCGTTTCATAATCTTCAATCCCTAAACGAATTGAAGCTAATGCGTTCTCAAGAAGTTTATCGCTATCTAATCCCCGACCAACAACTTGTTTCTTCAT